GACATATAGTATGGCGCTATATTGACATTTTCTTATAGAGTCGCTAGTCAAGTCAACAGACTCGCGCTAGCTGATAGGTATATTTATCAGCTAATCTCTTATTGTCATTTTATTTTCGTAACTTAACGAACCTAGAGGCTTGAGGACTTGTCCTCTTGGTGTGGCTAGTTTTGCTGGTCGAAATAAGATGGCGCGTGTTAAGGGAAGTCCTGTTCGGGCTCAGAGATGAAAGAATATGGCTGTTTATGACGGTAATGTTCTATTTCTTAACACTCTGTCGATCAATCGAGATCGAGAGATTTTAGTGCATGGCGCATTGAAATTTTGACAGATGCAGTTGTTTATTCTCGCAACCATATGAATAAACTTTGAGTGTGTTCGGCACGGAACATGCCTAAGGTTAATATTTCACTAATCCAAAACTTAGTAAGTATTAACATGTGCACACGGATTGGTCCGGTGAAGCCTCAAAACTTCACGCATTTATTTATAAATCGCCTCCTTATGCTACTATGAAACCAAATACTTCTAATAACATAAAGAGTTCTCGCCCTCTTACGGTGAGAGGTGTTGGCATCCACTTGAAAAATGCTAAAAATAAATCAACCAAACCGCTACGACCACGTTTACGTGGTTCCAAAATCCAAGCTGCCCGAAAAAATATCGGTAACCGAGGCGCTGGTCAGAGTTCAAATACTGACAATAACTCTGGAATCTCACGAAATCAGAGTGGGTTACAAACACCCGCATCTGACATCTTCTCAAAACTGGCAAAAGGGATGGGAGTCACACCGACTCCAAACTCTCAAGTAGCCACTATAGTTTTGGCTGATGGTGAGTTAAAATTACCTGACGTTTACCACAAACAGTTTTATGAAAATGCGTTGCTTGGTATCGGGAATCTTTCTTTCACATATTTTGGTCGTTCTTATATGATGGGTGATATCTTCGGACCTTACCCTAAATATCATTATGATCGAAGTTGTAATGATGGTTTCGCGGTATATACAAAAACCGGCACGAATGTTCTTCCTTTTACCAAAAATGGATTATCAAATCGAGTATTACATCAAATTGTTTGGAATCAATTACGAGTAAGAAATATCGGAGAGGTAAATCGTTCAGTTTTATATCGTTGCTTCAATAATGTTACATTACCACAAGAATGGATTAGTTTATGGTTAGAAAGAGATATGAACGCGATCATGCAAGCAGTTTCGAGAATGTTTGATAGCGTACCTTTTGGTATGTTAGAAAGGCACAATCAAGCTGCTATGAATGATACGTGGTATATGTGGTTAAAAGATAGGTTATTTGGATTACTCAGAATCCCACCTATTGTAGCAGGATTAAGTGCTGCTGGTATTGTCGCTTGGGTTTTAAAGAAAATCAATAGTTTTATTCCCATAACTTCAACAAAATCAAACTTTAAAATTTGTTTATTAATTGCGTGTGCTGTAGCATATCGTTTTATTAATGTTTGTCGAAAAATTATGGATTATAGAGTTGTTGGTTGGGCAGAAAATTTGGGTGGTGATATCAACAGTGTTATTGGCAAAGTTAAAGAAGGTACTAAAATCATTACCGCTAAAGTGTTGGGTCAACCGCCTCCTAGGTCGTTAAAACAAATTATTCCTCAAGTAGTTAATACAAAATTGGCATTTCCATTAAAGAATTTGGGGAATCTTGCAACTTCAATGATCGCACGTCAGTGCAAACACACCCCTTTTGAAATCAAAGCAATTAGAGATTTCCGTGTTTGGACGAAACGTGAAATTATGGATAAATTAAACAACAAAAAGCCCATGATGGGTTATCATGAATGGTTAGGTTCGAGATCCTGGAGTTTAAATAAAGCAAGTTTTTATGATGCGTTAGAAAAAGGTACATACAATGCAACCCCATTACGTTTATGTTTTGTGAAAGGTGAAATATGTTTAGCAGATAAATCAAAACCTGGCAGACTCGTTTCTGCTTCTGTTCCGGAATTACAAACAAAATTTGGTGCATTGACATGTACGGCTATGAAAGGTTTGAAAGAGAGCGCATTTATCACACAGAATGGGGTCTACCCTGCGTGTGGTATGTCAAGGATCGAATTAGGCAAAGTGTTGCAAGATTGTATTAACAGTTTAGGTGGGCATGGAGATGTGGCATATATTAGTGGTGATTTTAGTAAATTCGACGCGTCAGTGAATGAGCATTTAATGGACATCGAAATAGATAGTTATGAAGCCTTGGTGGATAATGAACAAGCATTAATCGCTGAATTTGGTAAAAGAATCAAAGCACCTATGGTGTTGGCAGGTTTTTCAAAGACTTCTGAAGTCATTGTTAAAACTCCAGCTTGTAGGGCTAGTGGAGATCCTGATACTACTTACGGCAATACAGTTATCAACATGGCTTTCTTTAGCTATTTAAGAGCACGCGCACATTTGGCAATCAATCAAATGAAAGCATTGGTGTGTGGAGATGATGTTTTAATTATAACTCGCAAAGAAAACATTCCTAAACTCATGGATAAAATACATTGCATTACAGAATTAGGTGTTAATTTAGTATTGGAAGATCCTGTTTACGATTATTACCTCGCTAACTTTCTATCGGGCACGTTCATAGAAGGGTTAGTTGATGGAGTAGTACAGCCTGTACACATTATGATGTTAGGCCGAAGTTTATCGAAAACAGGGATTACAGAAAAATTATGGATTAATAAACACCAATTAGCAGCATACAAAATGGATAAATATTGTGCGTGGTCTGACAATTGTTGGTACATTCCAATGTTGAGAAATTTTGCTATTGCTGAAATCAATCGTTTGGAAAATGAATATGCAAAGTATAATAAATATAGGAGTAAAGTTCCACCTAATTGGAAATTAATTATTGGTGGACATGTTGATGTTACCGAGAATACTGTCGATCAATTTTTGGATCGGTATGAAATTACTCGGGATCAGTATGAGGATATGGAAAAACAATTACAGTGTGGTGGTCCGAAAGATTTAATTTTACGGGGAGCTTACGAAACTGTCGTGCAGACCGATTTAGGGCTCGACGACAATGAGTGGTTCGAAACCAGGGCTGCCAGTTATGAGGATACTGTGTTTACTTTGAGGGATTATAGTGATTACATTCAACAAAACATACAACAAATTAATGCTAAAATACCTAAAAACAAAAGGAAAACCGCTGTTAAAACTAAAAAGAAAAAATTGCAGAAACCGGTACAAAAGAAAAAGAAGAAATTCGCTCGTTCGGGCGCCGATTCTTTTGCTTCTAATGTCCCTGTTCCTGCTCCGGCGGCAGTTATTAAAGCATTGGGTGTTCAAAATGTTCAAAAACAACGCAAAAGAAAATCTAAAACAGTTGCAAATGCAAAACCGCGCCAGTTGTATCAGCGGAAGCAGAAACCTGCTCCTACTGGTCCAACTATGGACGGACCTGCACCTGTTTTTAGACCCAAATCGAGTGGAAAAACCGGAAACACATTTACATTACATACAGATCCGGTGAAATTTAAGAGTGCAGGCTTTGTCATGAAAGTCGGTGAGAATTGTCCTAACGTTGATAGGGATAATAGAAAGAGACCTGTTTTTACTATGCCGCAAAAGAAAGCGCTTGGAACAGGATTTAAAACGCCGAGTTTGAAAAGAAGCAACAAAGAGTGTTTAAACCGAAGACAACGTAGAGAAAGAGATCGACAAATGGAATTTTTAATTGCACAGCAATCTGCAGCTTTAAATGAACATTTGTCGGATGATGATGTCGAAATGTTTGATTTTAACAAACCTGATGATATTGTTAGTTCTGTTCCTTCGGAGGTATATTGCCCAACAAGTCCTATTAATTTAAACGAAAGTGGAAGAGAGGATTCAATACCATGGGGCCCCAGTATGAATTCTCGTAGCAATTACGACTTTAGCAACATACCCAAATAACTCTTCATCAAATACCCCCATTTGATAGTCAGTTTACCATGAGACGTGCAATACCCAAATGTACGAAACAATACCTTGATCTAGTTGTGAATCCAATTACTGCTGATTCTCCTAGCCAAGTCCCAGACTTGTCGACAGAGGCTTCATTAGTTTGCAGATCACAACTGGATTATGCGGAAATCACCAATGAATCTACCATACCTATCGTAGGAATGTTTTTATTCCTTCGACAAGGTTGGAATGATTTAGCTTTAGCAGGTGGTGAAGGAGCTGCTGGCGATGCTGGCCAAGTTTCCATGGGATATTATGGTGTCGATGCCGATGGTGTTCTTTATGGACCCGCAGGTGCGGCCGCAGCCTATACAGGATTAGCATTTAACAATGTTGAGGCTATGGCTGCTCAAGCTGCATCCCTCCGTTTGGAGGCAGCCGGAATTCGGTTGCTGCCAACCATCGAAACCGTAACTGATTCATCTATCAGATACAATTCGTATGTGATTGGTGGTCAGTTGACCCCCATTGAAATTTTGGATGCTGTTACTAACAGCACCAACATTGTTAGTGCTTTGAAGTCATCACCGTGTGCTGAAACATACGGAAACAATTCAGGTGTATGCGTGAGGTATGATCCTTTTCAGGACGAGGTCCAACTGAAATTTCAGCCTGGCCAGTCGTATTGGGATTATAACGCTTACAACTGGAATGCATACCGTACACCTTGCATTTATGTACAATTTTCGCAAACCTTACCAATTGGCGATCCAGCCCCGATTATTGTCCATGCAACCGCGTGGCATGAGTTTACCGTAAGGCATCCTTCATTCCTATATGGACAATCGTCGCCTGTTGATGTCAATTTTTCTTTAGTACGTTCAGTTATGTCTCAGTGTACCCCGACCTACCCTATTGTGACTTCTGGTCATTCTTTTACGACGTTCTTTGCAACGGTTCCAACCTTCCTCAACCTTTTCACGAAGGCGGTGGAAGCTGGTACCGGTGTTTGGAACACTTTTCGTGCTTCGAAGAATGTCAAGAATACCAATAATGTGGGAAAAGGTGCAAGTGGTAAGAAAAAGAAACGCCCAAAGCGTTCAAAGAAGGCATCACAGTTGCCGGGCAATCGAAAGCAGTTTCAATCTTTGAGACCGCCTAGAAACACTCGGTAATTGTGGTGTAACCTGAGAGGGGAACAAAATATTTCTC